AAGAGTTGAGCCAGAGACAATGATAATATCATACTTACCAACAGATATGTCATTTAATTTTTCCATTAGATGACCGCTTATCTCATCATAAATATTTTGATTAATTCTTACTTCTTTAGGTTTATTGTTTGGTTGCATTAACCTAATTACTTTTTCTGATGTATACACATATTGCATTAGACCAACTACAGCTCTTGCTAGTTGATTTACTGAATATTCAATATCATCTTTTTTGGACTTGATACGTCTTTGACCATATTCGTCAAGAGCAACAGTTCCTTTAAATGTTTGCGGGGCAGAACCAACGTCGCCTTGCATAAATGTATATATTCCTAATATTCTTTCTATATCAGCCTTAGCATCCGCTTCGTTTTTATATAATTCATTTGGTAGTGGTACTGGTCCCGCAACAATCGGTTGTCCAAGCTCTGGGTCAAATTCAATTACAGCCGTACCTGCACGACCCCACTCTTCTTCCAACTGTTTCTTGTTCATCGAACCACGAGGAATAAGCAGCTTTACATTAGTAGAGCTACTCGCATGAGCCACAATTAGTGAACGTAGTTTATTAATATACTCTTGTAAACCACGAACTGTTCTAACATCACTAATTGGATATGGATTCCTATGGTGGTTATTCATTATTGGAACAACAGGATAATCTTCTATAGGCAATACAACAGAATACAGATATTCATCGCCAACTGAGATACATTGTTTTATGTTGGTGACCATAACTTTATTAACCATGATTTTTTCATTGTCAATAAGTTCGCCTTTAACGATGGGATCAATAGCAGTATAACTGTTTGGGATAGAATTCTCATTCTCCCTACCAGCCACTGGCGTGGGTTGTCCCGTCATGGGATCAAGTTCCAAGTGATAAACCTTTCCAATTTCGTCATGGATCGCCATGAACTTGGAAACATTCATCTGATCAGTGAATACCTGCTGCTCTCCACCAGAAACAGTTAATATAACTGCTGGTTCTTCTCTGTATTCTGCGTATTGAGGATCTGTTAAAAGTTTCTCATCGTTTGATAAAGGATCAAATACTCTATAATAAGGAATCTTTACCTTTGTATACCTTTCAAATACCTCCAGTTCTCTTTCAAAGTCAATATCAAGCATTCCTTGCTTACGTGACTTTGGAAGTACATCTTCTTTCATAAGTCCAAAACGATTTTCACTTTCTTCGTTTATATGACTTGTTTGAGTTGATTCTTTTATATTGTCTTCAAATTCTGGATATATTTCAATTAATTCTTTTTCTGTCATTCGTTTTGCAATTATAATATTACTAGCATCCCGACAGAAGGGATCTTGTGAATCAGCATCAAAGTAAACTGATAAAGGATCTACTGATTTAATAAATACTTCCCCTTTTCCAAAATCAGCTTCTGGATGTATGTATGCTACCATAACACCCATACCTTTTACATAATAATCATCGATAGCTTGTTTTAACTCCGTATTGCCATTAGATATATCCCATACCCATGCCATAAGGTCTGAAAAGACCCTACCAACTTCTGTATCGGAATTATCACGCCCAGTAGATTGAAACTTAGGAGCGTTTGCAGTAAGCATAGCTTTTGCTTGCTCTACTGCTGGATGGATTACATTAACAACTAAAGGTTCCTGTGCTCTAGCACGTAAAGACTTTACTTGCTTATCAGACCATTGTTTACCAGCTCTAAACTCCGCATCTTCAGAGGCTTGCTTAGCCCAGTCTGAACGTGCAGAACTATAGTTAGAGAATAAGTCTTGTGTAAGTCTTACTTCTGGATGTATCTCTGGCATGTGGAAAAATGCATTTAAACATCAACTTATACGTTTTCGAGGTCATAATTGTTCCTTAGAACTTAGATATAGTTTAAGCAATCATCCAATCAAAACTTTGAGACCTTACATATTGTTCTTTATCTATCTTCATATCACTAGTTTCATGTACTGGTGAATATGTATTTTTCATTGCATAATAGAGACCATCTAATAAATCATCATTCTTAGCTCTAGGGTATAATAGCAATTCATCTCTTAGTTCTTCCATTGAATCCATCATATATACTTTATTTTGAGCAAAGTAAGGCTCCATTGTTTCCAGTCTTGCTGATTTACTATTCCTAGGGCTTTCTTTTATTTCCAAACCAGCTATAAACATATTCTCTTCATCACACCGCTGCCGAATGTATTCTCTAAGCATTTCCTGATATCCTACTGATTCAATACGAACCTTTGACGGTTTCAGTATTTTAAAATGCTCTATTATCTGGTTTGCAAGTTTCATAGGAGTAGCCCTTTTACGGAAGTAGGGGAGAATATACCTGTTGTTCTCTCTATCAACTGCCACAGATACGATTGTACTATAATCGGCTGTCTTTCTAGTTGATGAAGCAGGGTCTACTCCCATGAAGACATTAACTGGTAGTAATTTATCTGTTTCTTTATGATTTATACTTTTAAACTGAATAAACGCATCCCCATCTTCCCCGTGTATTAATTTACCATCATATGATTGAAAATACTGTTGTTTAAACAATTGATCTTCATCTCCTATGATTTGGCATAGATATTCTCTATAAAACACAGAAACTCTATTGATAGACTCTAACTCTTCCTTTTTCCTTTGAAGTTTCTCTACTGGATGCCATTCTTCCCATAATGAAATCTTTTTATCTAGGTCTGGAGCAAAATGCATATTTTCCCAACCCTTCATCTCTTTCAATGTTTCTACCATACATCGCTGGTGCTGCGGAGTACCAATGACGGCTATACGCCCTCTTTGCGGGTCCAAGGAAGGTAATGCACTCTGCAGCAGCCAACGTAAGTTTACTTCCATTGCTTCTGAAGTCTTTGTATTGTTTTCATCTTCTGGATCGTCTACAATAATTAATGTAGGTCTTTGATTGCCTTTTTTAATTCCACGTAACTGTTGTCCTGTACCTTTACATACAATCATTGAACCATCTTTTAGTTCTATCTCTGATTTAGACCATTGTCTAGCAGAATGCTGCCCCCAATATCCAAACAAACCCCTGAAGTTTGCAGAAAAATCTAAGCAATCTTTTATAGTACCTAATAATTTAATAGCATGGTCTTGAGTTCTAGAAACTAATACTATTAATTTTTGCCCCTCGTGGAACATGAGATGGTATAGGGGAAAGATACCGCCAACGATGGAAGATTTGGCGTGCCCACGAGGAGCGACAATATTTATTTGTTTAATTTCTTCATCCATTAATCTCTTGGATATCTCATAATGAAATTCAGGAGATGCAGAAGAGAACATATTGGGCATACATACTTTGCCAAACAATACAAGATTATTTACTAATTTGCCTTTTATTTTATTTAAGTCTTCAGTCTTGGTAGCCATAGCTATACATATCTCCCACCATTTCTAATTCATTAATAGCATCATCTGCTGCTTTTATCATTGCTTCTTTTGATAAGCTATTTGTATAAGCAATGTCAACTAATGCCTCGACAGCAATCTCTATCTGCATTCGTATAATATTATGAGGATCAACCCCAATGTATTGTTCTTCAGGACTGATCGGAGTCTCTTGGTTCATTGACTTCTTCTTTACGCTGCATAAGCAAGGACTTCTCTTCAGATTCTATTGCTTCTACTATGCTGCTGGACATATCTAACTGTAATGTATCTGTAACAATTTTTTTAGTAGGCTTCATCTCCAGTAGCTCCATAAAATAATCACATGCTTTCAGCATATTAGTTACGTCTTGTTTCTGACGTGCTATTTCTACTGCTTCTAACATGGTGTCAACTACCGAGGATTTGTTTATACCTTTATCTTCCATCACTTCTTTTAATTTTTTCTCTATCATATCTTTTATAAACTCCTGTTTTAATATTCGTTTAATAGTTGCTGATGGTGAACTTTGATCTGGTCTATATATCCTTCCCAATTTATTATAATCAAAACCAGAGGAAGATAGAGCTTGTCCTACATAAGCATTTACTAAATTTTTGGTACGTGTTCTTTTTGCTTCTCTTTCTTGCCATGATTTTGGATTAGCTTGAGAATATACCTTACATGCTTTATTAACTAAATATTCTATTTTATTGGTGTTACCATTCCAATTTGCTCCATGACAAAGCCTAATAAAAGTCTTAACTCGACCATTTTTGTCGGTATAATCCTTTTTCCCTATACAAAGACCTACAAATCCATCATCTGTTACCGCATAATCTCCTTCTTTTGCTTTTTTCCAATGAATATAAGCAATTCCAAGCTTCTCAGCTTCTTCTTGGGAATAAATCTTAAATACTTTTTTTATTCCCTTTATTTTTCTTCGTAATATATCCACCTAGTCTCCAGATACTAATGTTATATAGTCTCCATCTATAATAACGTACATATCTCCAATTATACTGAAATTATATAATTGAGTACTGATCATATTACCAATACTATTAATATACCATGACTTTAATACGTAATCTCCAGCTGGTATCTGATCAATACCCCCTTGAATCGTATATGGACACATTTGTTCTTCCAAATATATGATATTATCTGTTGTTCCTTGACAAACAGCCAATATTTGGCTACAATCTGGTGGTACATTACCCGTCTCTACATATATATCAAATAATGTGCTATCATTATAAGCATTATCTATATAAATAGTATCAATTTGGTATATTGTATCTATCCGTATAACATATACGGTATCCCCTTCCCTATCATCATACAGAGTATCTACTATAACGTCATATATGGTATCATTATATGTTGTATATAGAGTATCTGTTTGATATACATACAACGTATCTGTATCTACATGTGTAATGATCTCTTCGACTGTGCAATTATATAAGCATAATGCAACAATCATTGCTAATATTGTTTTCATTTACTTTCTTTCCCCTTGAGTAACTCTATAGTGTTACTCTATTAGTGTTTATATAATATACTAGGAAAAGAGTAATTACACAAGTGTATATACACTATAGTGTTAATCCCTACTCTCATTATAAGATTCCGTCTTATTATTTAGTTGCTGCTCTAAGATTTTATTAATGATCTTGATCTCTGCATCTAGGACCTCTCGCTCATTATCGAGTTTTCTCATATCAGAGAAAAACACGTCTTCGTCTATCATATGAGCTTCCCACCTACCAGTAATCATATTAAATACTTCGTATATCTTGCGTTTGCTCATACCTGATTATACAAATAAAGGTATTAATTGTTCCAGTAGAGAGTGGTGGATGTAAAACTATATCTAGAATGTGTGTATGAGGGAAGAGTTACCCCTACCCCCCGTTAAATACGGGTTGAGGGTTACGATCAGGTTGAGTTCAAACGTTCAATTGAATTGAGTTCACTGTAACGTTCACACACTACCTTGATTACCCACCCAAACTCACAGCTGGCACACCCCTAAGCCTGACTAGTGCAACACGTATGACTACGTGTACTACTAGTCAGACCTTAGCCCTGTGCACAGGTGAGGTAACTCTTCACTATCACATCACTATGACTACGCACTATCCCAACACATATGCGTGAGCTATGTATACTAATCCCTACCTACACGTGAGAGCTTACTGGTGCTACTCAGCCTCAGCTACCCTTATATATGTGTAATTAATTAACTAACTAAGAGAGGTACACAATCATGAAAAGTATACTATCTAAAGTAACCAGTACATTAGGATTAACCATTAAGATATTCGTATTCTTAATCTCTTACGGTACATATTCTCTAGGTAAGAAAGTTGTCAAGGAGTCTAAGGACATGGCAAGTTTCTCCAAAGATGTGTATGGTCAAGTAAGGGATGTCATCGACAATTCATAACTACAAGGGTAGGCTCAACTGAGCTTACCCTTATTTTTGTGTAATTAATAACTAAGGAGGCATATATGTCTGTAATGAAAGCAATAAAACAAGCGTGGGCTTCATCAGCTAAAGCTGTTAATGGACATCATTCATATGACCAAATACCAGCTGATAGCAGAAAGAAAGAGTTTATAAAGAGACTCTATCGACTACCTCAAGGTCTAGATACTGTAATTATGACCTTATGGTATGAAGTAGGTACAGTTTCTGATGAGTATAATTCTTTTAAAAGAGAGTCAAGACATGAAATAGAACAGATAACTGGTAAGCTTGAACAAAAGTCTAAAGTATGTAATAAATACGTGGATCAAATAGAAATGATCAATGCTAGACGTAATGTATTAACCAATACTATAGAAAGTATGGGTAAAGCTATGATGCTTACAGAAATCTCAATAGAAGACCTAGAGTCTTCACTAGTTACAGCAAGATACTTCATATTCCTAGGGAGTATGTGTGGATTCTTGCTTGGTATCGCTTGTCTATTTCTCGTCGTATAATCATAACTGGGTAGCTCAGCAAATGTTGGGCTACCCTTTTTTCTGATCAATCATAAACAAAGGAGGTACTATGTTGTGTGAACAATGTGAAAGTACAATTACAACTGATGTTGATGGACATGTTAAGTGTCAAGAACATCATATCGAATCTTATGATTATCTTCAACGGGTACGCTACCATCATGAACAAGAAAGATTATCTGACTTATATGATCTTTCTAAGATGGAAGAGAATTCTCAGTACCTAGAGATGAAGTATCATCTAGATTGATTACACTAAGGGGAGATTTATTCTCCCCTTTTTTATACTATTACCTAAAAATGCCTTCTTGTCAAAAAAGGCGTTTCTTTAAAATACCCTTTTGTTTGATAGTTAACTAAAAACAAAACCATAGGAGGAATCTATGTTAAAACTCAATACTATATTAAGTGTGATTGCACCAGCAATTACTTTTCAAATGTCTACCAAAGTAGATGATGAGTGGGAGAATGAACGAGTTTCATTCGCTGATGTGAAAGCATCTGAATTACCTGATGAGGGTAGTGATACACCACCTGTTATTTATAATATGTGGATTAATTCACATGCTACCGAAGAGAACGTAGCATCTGTAAGAGACAAACTTGCAGAGAAAGGTTTACACATTCTCACGAAAGAAGAGAGTGTATATTCCAGTAAGTCCAATGGATCATATAGATTTATGATTCTAGGCGATCAAGTACCGTTCTAGGTATATTAGGGAAGTGGGTCAAACCACTTCCCTTTTTTTTAGCTTATTAAAGGAGTGTAATATGCTAAATAAAGTAACAAAAAAAGAATGCATGGAGGCAATAGATTACTTATTTATTGAAGGATTTGTTGATGAAATGACATCAGATAAAAGACATTACACAACAATACTACTCAAAAAAGTAGCTAATCTGTATAACATGGAATTAATATGGGAGGAAAAACATGAGTAAACCACAATATAATTATCAACATGGTTATAATGAAACAAACTCAATAGCCTTAATATGGTGTATTGATGACATAAAACAAATGGCAGAAGAAATGAAAATACCTGTAAAACTTACAGACGATCAATGTATGGACATTTTATGGGAAGTAGATCGTCGTCACGATGCATCACTTGGTGTTAATTGGGATACACTTGAGTATGCCATAGAACATTATTTTCATGACTACAAATGAGTAAACTGACCATTAAACATAAAGACATTATAATGATAAAACTAACATACTATGAAGAACTTCTACAAAGCGTATTAGATATTAATGATGACAATAAAAACACAATGTTAGAAGACGCAAAGTATAAAGGTTGGGTTGATGCATTAAAATGGGTTTTAAGCTTCGAGGAAATTTCTGAAGATGACTATTTAGATATTATGTTTCCACAAATTAAACATAAAAGTAAAAAACATAATGAAGAATAAATCATGTCCACCTTGGAGTTCGTCTTGTTATGATTCAGACATACCAGAAAGTGTCTTAGAATACCAAAAATTCGACGATAGAACGAAGGTAATAGCAGATAACATACTAGCAATTAATAGTAAACCATGGAAAGTAGAAATAATAGCAGCACTAATACATCAAGCATATGATAAGTATGAGCATGCTGAAACAGATACGGACCCATTCATACAATTAAATAATGATTTTGACTGGGTTCCTAAGTAAATTCTAACTCATATAGGAGGTAAAAATGAGTGATGGTTATATGCAAGTACAATTAGACAAAACTCAGGCAGAGAAG